AACTAATTGTATTATATAGTGTAATGCAATTAGTTATAAATAAAAACCCCCAGCTTAGAAAAGCCGAGGGAAAAACTTTCGCAAAACCAACAAAAGCAAAAGTTTTTTCATATGTTATGGAATGTACATGATGTAGTAAGTACCATATGCAGGTTGATTGTTAGCATGTGGTTCTCCACCTCCTGTATTTCCAAGTATAATGTTTGAATTTGCTGTACTAGCAGTGATTGCAACAGTGGCTGGATTTGTAAATGATACACCAAGTCCTTGTGTAGAGTTGAATGTAGGATATCCTACAGCACCATTAGGAGCATCTGATTGAGAGCTTGTTCCCACTATATTAATTGGGTGAGTGTGTCCACTATCCAACACTGAATGTGTGTGAGAAGGAATCTGTGCTGTTGACAATGTAATAAAGTTGTTTCCTGCTGTAGTGCCGTTAGTATAATTAGGATTGAGAGGATTAGAAGGATCTACAGCTGCATTAAGAGGTCCTCCTCCTACACCAGAGATAGCACCAACAGTCATTCTACCACGAAGGTCAGGAGTGCCATTTAATCCATTACATAAATAAACCTTTTCCCAATATCCAACTCCTTGTCCTGAAGTGCTTAATTGGTCTGATGGAGAAGGAAATCCAGAAAGTGCTCCTACATATGGCATTGGTACATAAGGAACCATTTTGGCATATGCCTTGTTTGCAGGAGACACTGATGCAAGATAGTTGGCAATGTATGTGTTAATGTCAGCTATCTTAACATAGTTGGTGTTTACATTCAAAATCAAAGCCGTAAGACCAGTGCTTACAGAACAAAGCTTATCAATAGTAGCTTGCAGAATATTATGTGTATCTGAAGAAGCTGTAACACCTGTTAAGCATCCAATTGTATAGTCTGCATTAAGAGCAGTGATTTTTGAGTTTATAGTGTCTATTTGTGTCTGAAGATCACATACAGCTTTGATGATGGTGACGATAAGTTCATCAAGTTGATAACTGGGACATGTAGGAAGATGCTTCTTAATAAGATCACAAACTACACTTTGAGGAACATCAATTACAATTCCTGTACCATCAAGTACGGAAAGAATAAATTTAACAAGTTGATTTTCAACATGCAAAAGTGTATCTCCATACGATATTCCCAAAGCAGGGACACTTTCTCCTGTGTATTTAACACATTTATCAGATGTTATTTCTGCACAGCCATTAAAGCAGTTTGAGCAGGACATTTTACGATTATTTATGAATTAACAATTTTACCTTACTAGCTATCATGCTAACTGTGTAACAGGGAGCATAGTCAGGGTTACAATACTTGAATGTGAGGATTCTTTTGTAGTTCAAAAGATCACTCATCACTTCTCTTTTTGTTTTCTTGTTTAAAGAGAAAACGATATTGTTGTACTCCTTTTCAGCAAGTTCTTTCAATTTACAATCTATGTCATAAAGAAGAACTGGAATAGTAGTACATTCAACACAATTGGAAAGCCTTGGCGATAACATTCTTTACTCTGTTTGATGTTTGTTTAAGTGCTGCATTACAAGCAGAGCATAGACCATTGATGAGTTGACATCCACAGCCTACACTAATTCCACACTTTGAACACTTTGCCATAATTAACAATTGTAATATGCAGTGATAGTATAATTGTTTCCTGTACATCCACACTCATCAGTTGCAAAATTTGTAATCATGCGAAGAGCCTGTTTGTACAATTTTGTTGCAGTGTCTACAGCACAATTATTTGCTGCTGCAATAGAACCTTGAATAAAATAGTATATGCTATCTAATGTTACTTTCTGTTGCTTCTTGATAGCCAAATCACACTCCATCATATCAAGCTTCATAAAAGCATTGTCAAACTTTTCTTGAAGCTGGTCCACTCTCATAATTGTCCTTGTAACTGTTTCTGTAGAAGTGTGATATGTTAGCGTATATATTCCATCAGGAATAGGCAGTGTATCAGCTCCTACAGGTGTCAACCCAAGATTTGTAGAATTAAAGAGATTGAGTTCGTTTGGAGAAAAGGTGATGGTAATGGGATCAAATCCCGGCACTGTAATGTCTATTTCAGGAGAAACAGGAGCAACAGAATATGTAGAAGCATCTACAACAGCCATAGTGAATGTACTGTACGTTGGAACAACTAATATTTCTAAACTCATGTTTTCAAATTAAAAAAGCCAGAGGATTTGAGAAGTCCTCTCTTACCCTCTGGCTTTAGGTGTAGTAATTCTATTCTTCTCCTCTATTACGGAATCAGCGTAGTAGTGCTAGAGGTAGTCGGCCATACAGTAGTGGTCGTGGAAGTGGTTGTCAGACAAGCATTGTCTTCAGTCACTGTACCAAGAGCAGCCTCAAGAATGTCTTCAACAGGAGTAACCTCACCATTAGGAACAGCAATGATCACCATGCTATCTTCCTTAATGTAATCACCCCAGCTGTAAGCAGACTTGTCATACTCATTGAACTTGATGTAGAAAGTGTCATAAGTAACACCATCACTCACCCAAGATTCAAAGTTGGCATTATATCCTGCCATTCTGTACAGATGCTTCAGATAACCAGCCTGATAGCTGTAGTAGTTTTTCTCAAGCTGACGAATTTCATCAGGAGTACCAGCTACATAAGAAGCACGTTGAGTAACTTGAGCATTGGCTACAACATCACAAGCATCAGGTACAATAAAGTCAGCAGTGGTAGCAGGGCCCTTGTAAACAAAAGTACGGAAGTACATTCTGTCATATTCATAAGGGAAAGCTGCAACATCACAAGGTTGACCATATCTAGTCAGAGGCTTACCAGAGATGCGGAGGATAGCACTGGCATCATTACCAATTCTTTGGAACTGATAGAAATCAGAGAAGGTAATATTGTCAGGGTTGATGCCCGGAGCTTCTTGCAAAAACTTAGCAATAATGCTGTCAATCAGAGCAGGTACATCAACATCTGTGCAAGGATCACCACCACATTCGCAGCAGGGAGCTTGTACAGTTACTGAACGAGTGAAGCCATTGAAATACAGAGTGTCCAGATAGGAAGAATGTGCACGAAGGGTAACAGTTACCACTTCACCACATTTTACACTCCAAGCATTTACATCTGTCACTTGAGTTACAGGCGTAGGGCAACCAACCACTTTGTACCACTCAGTTACATTGGATTTACAAGTTGTTCCACCAAGACAGCCAGCAATCTTATCAGACCTTTTGCTGCCTTGCAGATATGTATTTGTCCTACCTTGAGCGAGATAAAAGTACGGCTTAGAAGCGATATCACCTGCAGTAGCTACAGTGTAATCACTTTTAAAAATGCCGAACTGTCCTGCAGTGAGATCCTGCGTAGAGCCTGAGCTAGGTAGAACGTTTCCTACAGGCACTACAAAGACAGTAGTTAGTGAAAAATCAGCCATTTTGTTTTATTTTAAATGTTAAAAAGCGTTATTCGTTTGTCTGTATCCTTATCATTGATGATTGTACAGCAGATTGGTTTTCAGTGTACATTGCAAGGTTTTGAACTGTCAAGTCTACAAGTTCATCTTCAAGGTAGAGTTCTAGTTCACAATCTTGGTTGATGGAATCTGAACCATCAAACTTTACATACCCTTCCTTATCTATATAAATAGGATAACGCATGTAAGAAATGTACACCTGTTTTAGTGTAAATGTTCCATCTGTGAATACACTTATTTCATCAGATGAGAGAAAGTTGAAGGTTTCTTGATATTCAAAACTTGGTTTGTAATGGTCATTATTCAGAATAAACTGAAGGTCACCATGTTTAGCCAAATCTCTATTTATCCATATCACCCTGTCTTTACATTCTCCTTTGTCAGCTAATACATAGCTGTCAATGTAGAACATGTACTTAGGTGTAAGTTGATGAAGATTTGCAAACCATTGGTTTGTCACTGTGTTTTTTAGTTCAAGAGTGAGAGGTTGGTGATTATATGTAACCACCAAACTCTGCAAATCTTCATATCTCTTCTTAAAGGCATCAAGTCCCATTCCACTCACTGTACTAAAACCATCAACCTTTTGTTTTATGAGCTTTATTTGAGCTTCATTGAGAGCTAATATCTTGTCTTCCAATTGAATTTGCTGATGCTCATTAGTTGATAGTTTATTTAGTTTTTGATCAATCTTATATAATAAACTATCTACTGGTATCATACAGCTGCTAATTTTTTAGCTTTCAATTTTTGTTCAAGGGTGATGAGATCATCTTGATTCTCATCATCTGCCAGATATTTTACGAGAGCATCTTCATCAGCTGCCACTTCGTATTCACCCTCATATATTTTACCACTATTTCTCACTCTGTATATAGAATGTTGAATAGCTTGTTTTACGACATCTTTAATGTGCAAAATATTCTCTTTCATGTCAGCAAATCTCTCAAACACTTCTACAGTGGTGAGACCTTGATATTTACCACTCTTAAACTCTGTCTGCTTAAGAAGATTATCCACCTGTACATATACAGCTTCTTCTTTGCTGTCATCTGTTACAGGAAGACCAAGGAGCCTTGCTACTTTACGCTTCTTCTCAGGAGTCATGCCATCAAACTTGATGATGCACTTGTTAATCTTCTGCTTTTTCTTAAATGCCACTTGATTCTCAATGTCATCATCAGCTACATAGAACTGAGTTTCAGCAGGATAGTCACCTCTTTCCCATGCTTGATAAGAGCTTGCAATAGTGGGATGCACACGCAGCCAAGAGAAAGCAAGTTCCTGAAGAGGAATAGAAAGATCGAAATAGTTATCTCCATCTAGGAGTTTTACAGACTGCACATGCATTGTATCTTCTGTAGAAGTGGAAAGTCCATAGTTCCAGAATTTAGAACGAGGACTAAGGTCAAGATTCAGTGCAGCTTCAAGTTTTTCTTTAAGCTTTGTTACACGCTCCATTTCATACTCTCTTTCTGTAGGATCAGAAATTCTACGGATGTAAGATGCATTAGGGTCTAGTCCTGTGCGATATTGACCATCAAGCTCTTTATAAGGATACTTAAAAACTCCTGTACCCGGAATTCTTGTCATGCCCCTTTGAGCAAGTCCTTGTTGCATTGTCTGAAGACCATTTGTCGTGTACTCCTTTTTAATAGTGGAGATCTTTCCTATTTTGCCCATTATTTAGTTGTTTAAAAAGTTTGGTTTATTTGGCAGAGTGTTGCCCTCAAAAGACAGTGCTCTTGGACACATAATCCAACACACACACTCTGAAAGGATGAGAAGAAGGCTCCCTAGGAGGGAGTGTGTTGGGAACCTTCTTCTCGGTGGGGTTAATTAGAACTGAGGAATCTCTTCAATCAGAACCGTGCGAGAGAGATCTTCAATGAAGATGTCACAACGGTCTTTCATCCAAATTTCATAACCGGGGAACTTGTTAGCAGAACTCATACCCTGAGACTTGGCAAAACCAAGGTGGTGACGAGTACCATCAATATAACCCCAAGTCATGGAAGGAGCACCCTTCATCCTTACTTCACGGATGTTGTTCACCATAGAACCATCGCTCATCGGAGAAACATCAAATACCATGAACACAGGAGTGGACTTCTTATTCTGACCAAATTCCAGATTGCTCTGAGGAAGATCAAGCTCTTTCAGGTGAATGAGCTCTACACGACCAGTTTCACGAGTAACCATTGCATCGAATGCAAAGTTATAAGTGATGTGCTGACCTTCGCCCTGCAGATAACGATTACCGCTGTCAGCCATGAAAGTCAAACCACTATTCAGAGCGTCAGCTTTCAGAGCTTGTTGGAATACATCAAAACCAGCTTCGTTGGTGTACATTTTTACACGACGATCTTTAACATCCACCCTACGATAGAACAGATCACCAAATACAGAACGAATGAGGTTTGCAGAGAATTCTCCACGATTGTATTGTACAAGGTTACCATTGTTACGCATTCTGTGGTAAACACCAGCAGAGGTACGCTTCAATTCTTGCTTAGAACCATTGGTCTTAACAGTTCCCGGCTTACTCCAAATCATACGCTTAACTTTCAGTTCAAGCATAGACTTACGCATCCAGAACTCAATAAATGGTTCCCATTTAACATCATTGCGAGTGAGAGGAAGTTGATTCCTACGCTGAGGAGCATATACAAGAATGTCCAAAGGCTTACCAGAAGCATCTCTCATCATCTTGTCATCAGCCCACTCAGTGATTTTGTGCTCAAAACCATAAGCACTACCAAGGGATTCAAACATGGTGATTTGCTCACCCAGACGAGGAAGACCCAACAGATCTTGGTCAAACTCACCAATTGCAGCATCAACAAGCTCAAGCTCAATACCAGTTTGCAGGAAGGTGCGACTTACAAAGTCAACAGTGGGATTGTCGCTCACCAAAGTGAAGCTGTAAAGATAGCCCATGTTCCAAGGAACAGGATCTTTTACAACGTAGAAGCGAGGACCATACTGACGGCTACCTACAGATATAATTGCGTTCTTGGAGAACTCATTGGTATCCAATACCAGAGTGAATTCTTGACCATCAATACCCGGCTTAGAAAGCTCAAGAGTAGAGGTGGGAACATCAATAATCTTCGGGAACTTGTAAGGTACAGCTACCTGCCACTTCCATGCATCACTATTGTTGTCAATGTAATACGGAGTGGACTTATTAATCATGTCAAGGAAGTCGTTGCTATACAACGAGCTTTGAGTGTACAGACTGATGATTTTCTTATCATAGTCTGCAGGTTCAGTGGAGTGAAAACTCTCCAAGTGATTGGCATCTGTAAGCTTACCTACAGCACGTTTATCCATAGAGGCAACTCTTGCGTAGGTAAACCCAGTTAGGCCGGGAATTGTTTGAACAGGCATTTGTTTGTAT